TCCCATTTGATAACAATCCGAATTATAAGCACATCAAACAAGATATTTGTGAAGTCAAGCATTTACCGTCGTGCGATTATGTTGTTAATTTTGCTGCGGAGACTCATGTTGATAACTCTATAAATGATACTGTTCCGTTCATCAAGAGTAATATCTTAGGAGTACACAATCTACTTGAGATAATCAGAGGTAAGTCTGAACACGAAAGACCTGTGTTTTTTCATATAAGTACAGATGAAGTCTATGGAGACACTGCGGGTTCGTCTTTCAAAGAAAACGATAGACTAATGCCAAGTAATCCTTACTCCGCATCAAAAGCATCCGCTGAGATGCTTGTCTTTAGTTACCACAGAACATATGGGATAGACTATATTATTACACGGAGTTCTAACAACTATGGACCAAGACAATATTATGAAAAACTAATTCCAAAAAGCCTCGATTGTATTAATAATGGGAAGAAAATTCCTTTACATGGGGATGGTTCGTATGTTCGGGATTGGATTTATGTAACAGATAATGTAAAAGCAATATATTCATTGATAAAATCGAAGGTTAAAAATTCCACATTTAATATTGGTGCAGATAATCACATGACAAACCTTGATGTTGCCATTGATCTTCTTAGTTCCTTTGGTAAAACTAAAGAAGAAGGTATACAGTTTGTTCCTAATCGTTGGGGTCAGGATGTAAGATACTCACTCGACACTACCAAGATTAAATTAACAACTGGATGGGAACCTGAATATAAGAAGGGAATAAACAAGTGGTGGAATTGAATATCATGCAGCAGGACAAGCAGAAGATGATTAATGATCTCGTCACCGAGATCGTAAAATCAAAATCCGAGAATTGGGTTGCTGGTACTGATTGGGTTCAGTACTCTGGCTCTGTTTTGGACGAAAAAGAATATATTGCGGTAATAGATTGTTTGCTTGGCGGCTGGCTTGCTCTCGGAGAGAATGGGATTCGTTTTGAGAACAAGTTTCCTAAGCGTCTTGGAAAAGAACATGGATGTTTGACCAATAGTGGCTCTAGTGCAAATCTTCTCATGATTACTGCTCTTGGTTCCAAGAAATTGTGGGATCTGCCGAAGGGATCGAAGATAATTACTCCTGTTGCCGGATTTCCAACAACAATCAATCCTATTATTCAAAACGGATTCACGCCAGTATTCATTGACATTGAATTGGATACTCTGAATCTAAACATTGAACAACTAGAAGCAGCAGCAAAAAATGGAGCAAGCGCACTGGTGTTTGCCCATGTTTTGGGAAATCCTCCAAACATGGATGCTGTAATGGATATTGTTCATCGGTATAACCTTATTCTAGTAGAAGATTGTTGTGATGCTCTTGGAAGCACATACAAGGGACAAGCACTAGGTTCGTTTGGAGAAATGTCTACTTGTTCGTTCTATCCAGCCCACCACATAACGATGGGGGAAGGCGGTTTTATAGCCACCAAGACTAGAGAACAAGAAATGGTTCTCAAGAGTCTGCGGGAGTGGGGTCGTGGCTGCTATTGTTCGGGAAAGGCGGCTTCTTGCTTGAAAAATGGTATGTGCAAGAAGAGATTTAGTAATTGGTTACCTTCTCTGCCAGATGAAATCTTTGATCACAAGTATGTGTATGAAGAAATAGGATACAATTTAAAGCCATTGGACCTACAGGCTGCAATGGGTCTTGTTCAACTAGAAAAGTTGGACAAAATCATTGAAACCCGAAAGTATAACTACCGAAGGCTGCTTAAAATTTTCTCTAATTACGAAAGTAAGTTCATTCTTCCGAAAGCAACAGATGGGGCCGATCCTTCTTGGTTTGCCTTTCCGATCACAGTCAAGGCAGATGCTGGTTTCAAGAGAACAGAATTGACAATGTTCTTTGAGGACAACAAGATTCAGACCAGAAATTACTTCGGGGGAAACATTTTGTTGCAGCCTGGTTATGCACATCTGTCAACAGGAGATCCGATTAAAGATTTCCCTAACGCAACTACTGCTACTATCAACACTTTCTTCTTGGGAACCAGTCCAAGAATTACAGACCCTCAAATTGACTACATTGAAAAAATTCTGGCTCAATTTATGAAAGACCGCTGACCATAACTGAAAAATATCAACAAAAACTTTATGAGGAAACCGAAGAGTGAAAGCATTAGTAACTGGTGGAGCAGGATTCATAGGTTCAAATCTAGTGGATCGGCTGATTTCTGAAGGTCACGATGTAACCGTGATCGACAATGAGTCAGCGGAATCAAACGAGCAGTTCTATTGGAATCCTCTAGCAAAGAACTATCAATACTGCATAATGGATTACACCATGACTCGTAAACTCTACGAGCATCAAGATGTCGTGTTTCACATGGCTGCTGAATCACGAATTCAGAATTGCATAAGTGATCCTGTCAAGGCTGTCGAAACCAACCTAACAGGAACGGCAACCGTATTGCAGTGCGCCAGAGTGTGTGGAGTTAAGCGAGTAATTTATTCTTCCACATCATCAGCATACGGACTTGCTAATCCGTATCCAAACATAGAAACGATGCCGACTGATTGTCTGAATCCATACTCTGTAACCAAAGTAGGTGGTGAAGAACTGTGCAAAATGTATAGTAGATTGTATGGACTACAGACTCTGATTTTCAGGTACTTCAATGTGTATGGAGAGAGACAACCTATTCGTGGGCAGTATGCTCCTGTTGTTGGAGTTTTCTTGCGACAAAAATCTGCGGGAAACGAAATGACGATTGTGGGTGATGGAGAGCAGAGGCGGGATTTTGTTCATGTAAGCGATGTTGTTGAAGCAAATATTCTAGCGTCTACTTTCATACCATCAGACGACTACATATGGGGTCAGATTTACAACATCGGGACGGAAACAAACCATTCCGTAAACGATATTGCAAAAATGATTGGCGGAAAAAGTGTGCATATTCCTCCACGGGAAGGAGAGGCTAGGGTGACTCTTTCCGACTGTACCAAGGCTAAAACACATCTTGGTTGGAAAGCAAACACAAGTATTGATCAGTGGATTTCACAAAATTTGTAATGAATTTAGTTAAAATGTGTTGACTTTAGTGAATTTTTCTGTATAATAAAATCAAATGCCAAACGATAAAATCGAACTCGTTATATTGCGTAATCTGCTTTATAATGACGAATACACTCGGCGTGTCCTTCCATTTCTCAGGAGTGACTATTTTCATGACCCATGTGATCGTAGACTCTTTCAGAGCATCGAATCATTTATTCAGAAATATTCTTCCTCTCCAACAACAGAAGCATTAAACATCATTCTATCTGAACAAGATGGTGTTTCTCAGGGTGAGTACGATAACTGCTCTAAACTTATCGACACTCTGATGGTTTCTAAGGATGTTACTAATGAAATAGATTGGCTTATAGATCAGACTGAGAAGTTCTGTAAGGACAAAGCGGTCTATAATGCTTTGATGGAGTCTATTCAATTATTGGACGAGAAGAAGTCCAAGGGGAAATCACGAAATGCTATTCCTGAGATTCTAACTGAGGCACTCAGTGTATCTTTTGATGCTAGTATTGGTCACGACTTCGTAGAAGATGCTGATAAACGATTTGAGTTTTATCATAGAGTTGAGCAAAAGACTCCATTTGATCTTGAATTCCTCAACAAAATCACCAATGGTGGTGTCCCAAACAAAACTCTTAATGTCATATTGGCGGGAACGGGTGTGGGTAAGAGTCTATTCATGTGTCACCATGCGGCCAACTGCCTGACAATAAATAAGAATGTATTGTATATTACCTGTGAAATGGCAGAGGAGCGTATTGCAGAGCGCATTGATGCCAACCTGATGGATATTCCTGTGGATGAACTCAAGAAACTACCAAAAGATATTTATGACCGTAAGTTGTCCAAGGTCACTTCTGGTATGACGGGCAAGTTGATCATTAAAGAATATCCAACTGCTACAGCAAATGTAGATCATTTCCGTCACCTTTTAAACGAGTTGAAACTCAAGAAGAACTTTCTTCCCGATGTCTTGTTTATTGATTACTTGAACATTTGTGCTTCAAGTCGGTTCAAAGCGGGAGCAAATGTTAACTCATATACTTATATTAAAGCAATCGCAGAGGAATTACGGGGACTTGCGGTTGAATTCGGTTTCCCAATATTTACCGCAACACAAACGAATAGATCGGGATTTTCGAATACTGATGTGGAACTAACTGATACATCGGAGTCATTCGGGCTACCAGCAACAGCAGATTTGATGTTTGCTATTATTGCAACCGAGCAACTTGATGAGTCAGGCCAAATCATGGTTAAACAACTGAAGAACAGATATAATGATCCAACTCTTCACAGAAGATTCATTTTAGGTATTGACAGATCCAAGATGAAACTGTATGATGTACAAGAAGATGACCAAGTGTTGTTTGAGCAAATAGGAAAGGAAAAGGAATCTGTCGATGACGAGGAA